GGGCAGTTCACAGCTGTCGCCGGGGGCCTTGCATTTAACCCCCCAAGTTTACCATTCCGACCACCGGGTTTCGGGGTTGAAACCCCTCCCCCACAACACAACCCACGACTCATGCCGGCCCCCTGAAGTAGCTATCGCAGGCGCAGTCGTCTTCCATGCAGGGAGCGCCATCGCGGTTTTGTACATGGGACATCTCGGGGTGTAGGCATTCGTCGCAGATGCGGTCGATGTCGTTGTCTTTGAATGTGGCTACGAACAGGTCTCCGATGTTCATGCTGTCTCCTGTGTGGGGGCGGGGACACGCTCAAAACCCCCATCGTCGGCTTGGACGGTGTAGTCCCCCGCGCCGTCGAGTAACGCCAACAACCCACGCCGCAAGATCGGGATTTCCGCTGGGTCGTTCCAGGGGCGGACGTGGAACCCTTGTTTCTCGGCGTCGTCAGGGTTGTGTTCCACCCAGCCGTGGCAACCGATGGTGCCGTGGCCGCACAGCATGACGCAGTTCTGCGTCGTCCACGGGCCGCCCTGAGAGCGTTTTACCCGATGATGCAGGGTCAACCCCCGAACAGACGCATGGACACCGCAGCGTTCGCAGTACTCGTCGGCCCTCGCCTTGGTCAGGTCACGACACTTCTTCTCACCGGTGGCCGAGGTGGAACCCTTCGGCCGGCTCACGACGCCTCATCAAACAACGACGGAACATCCATCTCAGACTCCAACTCAGTCAAACTGATGGACCTACTCATGCCTGTGCCTCGTCAAATAGAGTTGGCACAGAAAGCTCTCGTTCCAGTTCCGTGAGGTTCGTAACGGCCGTTTCCCAGTAGCTCCTTTTCAACTCGATGCCGATGGCGCGGCGCCCCAACTTCACCGACTGATACAGCTCCGATCCAATCCCCGCGAACGGGGTCAGCACCAACTCGCCAGGGTTAGACCACAATCGGACACACCGCTCGATGAACCCAAGTTGCAGCGGGCAGATGTGCCTCTCATCTTGGGAGTCTTTAGCCACCTTCGTGTTCAGGGTGTCGGTCTCACGGATGCCGTACCAGACGGGGCAAATATTGCCGTCCTCGGTGAGCCATCCGCCGTCGTGGTGATCGGTCCAGATCGGTGACGCCCATTCGATCCACTCGTCGTTAGTGACGTCGTTCTTGATTTGCACCGCGTTGTCGCCTGGCTTCTTGAACAGCAGTAGATAGTCGGCAAGCGCCGGCCTAGTGCCGGCTGAATCACGGTTCTTCGTGGCGAACGCGAGCGCGTGGGAGCGGGTGCGGATCGACTGCGCTTGCGGGTCCTTCCACACGGTTACCTCGCCGTTGAATTGCCAGCCGCCGTCTTGGAACGCGCGGATCACTTCGCCGCGAAAGTCGGTCATGCCCATGTATCCGTGCGTGGATTTCGATGTGGTGAGCTGCTGGACGTGGATGCAGGCGAGGCGTCCGGGTTTTGTGACCCGCAACTGTTCGCGGATGATGAACCCGTAGTGCTCTAGGAACTCGCCTCGGGTGGAGGCGTTGCCGAGGTCTCGCACCGATGGCGAGTAGGTGAACAGGCTGGCGAATGGCGGGGAACAGATGGACAGGTCCACTGTTTCGGAGCTGATCTCAGCGAGGCGTTCGCATGAGTCACCCAGCAGCAGCCGCCAATTCTGACCTTCGGCTTCGTCGGTGATGTAGTCGGTCATGCGATGCTCCTAACTCTGCGCATCTCGTCTACGAGTGCGGTAGTGATCTGGCTGGCTTGTTTCTCTTTGCGGGCGACGTTCGCCGCGATCTGCGATTCGAGGTCGGACACGATGACATGTGCCCGAACCACTTTGGTTTGGCCGTAGCGGTAGCAGCGTCGGATCGCCTGGTAGTACTGCTCGTACGAGTCGCCGAGCCCGACGAATGCCATCCGGTTGCAGTGCTGGTAATTGAGCCCCTGGGAAGCGATGCTCGGTTTTGTGATGAGAACGTCGAACTCGCCATCGGCGAACGCCAACAGCAGTTGAGCTTTCTCGTCCGGGTCCAACGAGCCATGTACGTTGACTGATCCGGGTATCGCGGCGGCCAAAGCGTCAGCCTCACTGTTCAGCCCGCACCACAGCAGCCACGGGCCCGGCTCATTGGCGACGAGTTTCGCTGCACGATCCACCCGCGCGGCGAGAGTCTGCTTACGCAGTGTCGCCCGACCAGTCACCCCGCCGATGTCGGTGGGGAACAACTGACCTTCCGCCTCAATCTCGGCGGTGACAATCTCGGGCACCACTTCAAGCCCCGGTAGGTCATAACCTGTGTCGTCCCCGCCCACATCAGACGGGCGTGTCAGGGCTACCGCCCACTGCGCCATCCACTGCATCATGGGTTGCCGCGCATGACCTTTCAGCCGCCACCCGTCATTGTCGTGGATGAAGTACGCGGCGAGCATGTGGGTGCGCGACATTCGACCCAACCACTCCGCCTGGTTGGTTAACTCTTCGGGGTCATTCGGTGCCGGGGTGGCTGAACATGCGAGCCGGTGCGGAATGTCGGCGGCCCAGTCGATCAGCATCGTCCGGGTTTTGCCGTCCGACTGTTTCAGGATGGACGACTCATCGAGCACCACAGCGTCGAATATCCCTGGCGCAAAGTTGTGCAACCGTTCGTAGTTCGTGACGTGGATCTGCGCGGTCCTGAACATGTCCACGTCCCACTCTGAGACGTACTCGGCAACCACCCCGAGTTTCGCGGCCTCTCGCACAGTCTGCTGACACACCGCCAATGGGGCGACGATCAGCGGGTGATCCCCGGACAGTCGCGCCCACTCCAGTTGCATCACAGTCTTGCCCATGCCGGTGTCGGCCCACAGCGCGGCGCGTGACGTTCGTACCGCCCACCGCACCAACTCGTTCTGCCAGTCGTGCAGCATCGGGTGAACATCTTGCGGTGAGACTTCACGGCCGGGGGTTTCCACCCTGGCATGCTTGCGGTTCAGGAACTCGGCGTAGGTGGTCATCAGTACACCAGTCCTTCGAACGGGGTGTCCAACACGCGAGTGATGTCAGCCCTGTGCTTGTCCCCCACGATGTGATGACGCCGTACGTAGGCTTCGGCACTATCCCGGTCGGGGAACACAGACGGGTTGATGTGGGCGGGGCAGGCAGGGCAACGAACCTCGTACCTCACGACGCCACCTGCTTCGCGTGCTCGTCCTGCAAGGACTGCAACAGGTTCCGCACCGCAGACGCATCACCCGTCGCTCCCAAGGTTTCCTCTTGGGACTCATAGAAGCGGTCAGCGACAGCCTTCAAATCCAGGCCATTCGCCTCGCACCACTGGCGCAGTTCCAGGCGGGCTGCATCTGCCAACGCCTTCTCGTCAGTCACCAGCTCGGTCACATCCCTGGTCTGGGCCTTCTCCAAACCCATCACCTCGAAAACGAGATGCTCCAACGTGAACTCCGGATACCTCTGAGGTTTATCCACGCCAGGCCTGAGCCCGTTCGTGGCGGACCGGAACGACACCACCACGGGCGGGTCTTCCCGAGACAACCTGACGTGGGCGTTGACCTTGAACGGCAACGACTTGTTGGCTTCCACGGAGTAGTCCCGCTGCCCCTGAATCGGGCGGCCCTCACCATCCACAGCCATCGTCTCTTTACCCCGTGCCGTTAACACGACGATGCCCGGAAAGCGAGCCAGCGCAGTCACGAACGCTGCGTGGCGGTCGTTGGCGTCGTTCCACAGATTCGGGGACGGCTTGATCTCCGCATCCGGGTCAGCCGCGAGCGTGCGTTTCCCGTTCTTCGAATTCCGGGCCCGAGCATTAACCCACGACTTCAGCATGTCCCACACATTCGACGCGGAATCCACGATCAGAACGGCGGGTTTCTTCGCGTCCTTCTCAGCCTCCGAGATCTCCCGGATCTGGGTGAGGATGTCCTGCCACGACCCGTCATGATCGACGATCATGTAATCGGCGCCGGGGACATTGATGTATTCGTCTGCTGCGCCTTCCCCGACGTCCAGCCAGTAGGCTTGCCCGGTCTTCGGGCTGCCGGTGAATTGGGCTGCCTGGTAGGACTTGCCGACTGAGTCGGGGCCTTCGAGGAGGATCATGGGCCAGTTCGGGATTCCGTTCGGCTTCCTCAAGCGGGGGCTCATTCGCCGGCCTCCAGTTCCCGAAGACCGGACACACCGAGCGCGCCGCGGGCCATGAGTCCGGCGATGAGGATGTCGGCGTCCTCCGTGAGCTTCCGAGACGGGTAGGGCGATCCTTGGCGGACCTCGATGATCCCGTCGATCACCACCCCATCGGCGTCGAGCATGGCGCCCTTCTTCGCCGCCTCATCGCACAAGGCTTTGACGAACACCGGGTTGACGTGTTCCTCCACGACGACCTCGGTCGGGTAGTGGGCTTTGACGTAGGCGAGTAGGGCGGTGTCGTTGATGACGTGGCCTGTGGTGCGGCCCTTCACCATCGACACGTGGCCGAGGACTTGACCGTTCACGACGGCGGCTTTCCGCTCCCCGGGCAGCAACCCGAGTTGCTGTTTGGCCTCCTGCTCCCATTCCTTCGCCCGGTCCGTCAACCACTTGCTGAGGATGAGTTGCGCGGCTGGATCCTGGCTCATGCTGGCCTCCTCCAGGTTGCGGCGTTGGCGGCCTCAGACTCATCGGTCCACTCGAACCTCTGCCCGCGGATCCGGTTCTCATGCGGCCCGTCGTGGCCTTCTTCGAGTTGGCACCTGCCGCCGGAGTTGGCGAGATGCCTCGACTTACACCAATCGATGATCATTGGGTGTTCCGTTCTTCGATGTTGTTGATGCGGGTGATGCACCAGTTCAGGTAGGAGTGGACGCATTTGAGGTCGTGGCGGTCGTCCGGGTCGCCGGGGTTGAGTTCCCGGAGGTCGGCGACCATGGTGCGGGTGTCGTCGAGGGCGGCACCGATAGCCGCAATCCGATCCATCATGCCGGCCTCCCCAGCCTGTGCCGCTCACCAGCAGACAAACCGCCCCAAATCCCCGCGCGCTCGCCATGTTCCAGCGCGTACTCCAGGCACTCCTTGCGGACCTCGCACAACCCGCACACCCGTTTAGCAGCAGTCGTTTTGCTGGCCTCGCCCGGATTCGGGAAGAAGTCGTCAGGGCAGACCTCACGGCACAACGCTTTCTCAATCCACGGTTCACGCCTCACGAACAGGCGGGCAATCTCACCAACGATTCCTATGCTCATGCGGTCAGCTCCCCGTGCTTCCAGGCCAGCGACCACACCGATTCTGGGATTTCCACCCCGTACCGGGCGAGCCCGCGTGCCAACGATTCGTAGCGGATGCCCA